ATTGCGTAATTAGGTTGGCACCAACACACATCAAATGAATAACTTTAAAAGCAAATTGTCTAGGAGGACAACGAATGCCATTAGATTTCTTACCACATAATAACTATAGCTTCCCCGTGGAGAAGCAGCCTGTGTTTACAGAACGCGGCGATGAGATCAAAGATCATCACTGTGTTGTGCGCACCGATACCAATGAGACATTAGGTATGCACGGTGGTCGATACAAAATCATACCGCATGATGACGTTGTCAATTCCATTCTTGATGGAGTCGCATCATCTAACTTATCTACTGACTACGAAGTAAACGTAGATGTAATAGATAACGGGCGTAAGATACGTGGAGAGATAACCTTTGGTGACATCATCCAACAGCCATCAATAGGTGACATCATTAAGTATCGCATCAGTTTCTTTAATAGTTACGATGGATCATGGGCATTTTCACAGCAAGCAAATGCTCTTAGATTATGGTGTCTTAATGGATGCACCACACCAGATCCTATTGCTAGGTCACGCTTCAAGCACACAGCATCAGTCGATGTGCTAGGCAGTGCAGCTAAGGTAATCTCTGGCGCTCACCATTTCATGAATAGAGCAGAAGAGTGGCAGTCATGGATGAAGTCACAGATTAACGACGATCAAGCCGAGAACTTCTTTCGCAGCACCTTATGTAAGGTTGTTACTCAGCAGAAGCTGGTTGAGAAAACCAACGAGAAGCAATTAGAAAACCTGCTTAATGGCTGGCAAGATGAGGCCAAGCTATTGGGTCGCAACAAGTGGGCTTTGTACAACTGCCTTACATCATGGGCCACACACACCAACGATCTTAGCTCACCTCAAATAGCACGTTACAATCGTGAAGCTGCGATCAGCAATGCAATGCGCCATAACTTATGGACATCTATGAATGAAGGAAAAGTAATATGAGAACACCAAGAATATATCGCGACATCCCCGTTCCACCTCGTCATGAGACCGACAATCGGAGCAAAGGTAAATGGGTTAACTTGCTTAGGGATATGGACGTAGGTGACTGTGTTATCCTTACACATACTGAGTGCCTTTCTATTTATGCAACGGCTGCTCGTCATAAGATAAAGCTAGTTAAAAAGCTTGACCCAGACTTCATCGGTGAAGAGGATATGTACATGGTATGGAGGGTAGCAAATGAGAATGACTAAACAGCATTATGAATTTATTGCTGATGTGATGGGGCCACTAGTACCGTGGCCCACTCACTTACATTCAATAGCTGATAAGCTTGAGTCAACTAACCCTAAGTTTGACAGAGACAAGTTCATTCGGCGTGGCACTGACGCATGGGAGGCTAACTACAAAGGTCATCCAGAAACAGAGGAGGAATACAGGTATGAGGAAGATCAAGCTCATCAATAATCATTTGCTTAAACGCTTACCAATTGCATGTCCTATATGTGGAGGTGGTGGCAGTCTTGAATGTGAGAAGCCGCGCGCGCAAAACTTTAACCGTGACGTAGGAGAAATGGATACTGTTGATGAAGCTTGCGATGCATGCGATGGGACAGGCATAGTAGAAATGGATGATGATGATGAGCTTGACAACGATGAGTGATTCACTGCATTAGTGCAGCATGAAATCGTATCTTAAGTTTATAACAGAGCAAGCAGACGAGGTTAACATCTCGCTGCTCAACGCCTTCAAAGAGGCTAAGATCCAAACATCCACATACTATCGTGCGATCAACGGTGACACCGAGATACGGTATGAGACTGCGTTAAGGGTACACCATGCCATTGAAGGGTTACACTTACTACAACAGGCCCGTGAATATACCAAGAGATTACGAGCCGATGGTAAGCATGTTGATAAGCGCAAGGTTAAAGCAAGACTTAAGCCAAGAAAGACTAGCTCATAAGATGGGCTGCACAACTTCACTTATCCACAAGTGGGAAACCCACAAGAGGATACCATCAGGGTTCATGTTAATATGTTGGTTAGATGCGTTAGGCTATGACATCACGGTCACAAAAAGGTAAAACTGCTCTTTGCGTAGGGTGCAAAGAAGAATCATATTATTATGTAGCAATACATAAGGGGTATGGTGGATCAATGGAGAAACATTGGTTCGTTTGTATGAACTGTTACGACCAAGACCTTTGGCAAGAAGCAGTATCTAAAATCAAACCCCCAACTAAACCAAGCAAACCTAAACGAATAAGAAAACCAAGCGTCAAGCTACAAGCTGGCGCGTGGGAAAACAGTATCAATGCAAACACCAAGCCGTCTGGTGATTGGTAAGTTAATAGCCATTAAGTTACCGATAAAAACTAATTATGTAACCTAGACAGGAGAGCAACATGCTTATCTATGGTATAGACCCAGGATTTACAGGTGCAGTAAGCTTATACTGGACAGACACAGGTAAGCTTGAGTGCTACGACATGCCAGTATTTAAGAATGCTAAAGGTAAAACTTTAATTAACTTACATGAGTTGCTAAGAATACTAAGCAATGAGGCAGATGAGTCATGCCTAGCAGTGATTGAACGTGTAAGCGCCATGCCAAACCAAGGTGTAAGCAGCACGTTTAGATTTGGCCAAGGCTTTGGTCAACTAGAGATGGGTATTGCAGCATGTAAGCTACCCATTCAATACGTCAGCCCCGCAGTGTGGAAGAAACACTTCGGATTAAACAGGGACAAAGGTGTCAGTCGTGGCCTAGCAACGCAACGTCTTCCACAATACGCCCACCTATTTGCTAGAGTCAAAGATGATGGTCGAGCAGAAGCCACACTTATTGCTCTCTATGCAGCAGAGAAACTTATCTAAGGAGAAGATCATGGGAACTCAGAAGAAACAAATCAAAGCACACCTCGAAGGTGGCTATCGTATCACAGCAATGGATGCTCTTAATTCTTTCGGTTGCTTTAGATTAGCATCACGCATCAGTGATCTTAAATCAGAAGGCTATCCCGTAGATAAAGTTATGGTTGAGACAGATACTGGTTCGCGTATTGCTCAGTATTATAATCCAAATACAGTACGCGGAGGTATGTAATGTATAAGCCTAAGCAAGTAGGCGCAGCAGCCAGCATCAATATGTGGGACGCTCATGTCAACAAGGCCAACAGTTCACCTGTTCAAGCGCGTGAGTACAAGCGTTCATCCTATGAGTTAGTCAGCGACAAGATCATGGCAGATAGGATTCGTAACGGTGAGACAATTGGTCAGCCGTATCTCAAAGGCGAGACAAAGAAACGCCTTAAGAAATTCCAGCACCTATCGGAAGAGGACTTCGATAAGTATGGCAAGCAAGAGTGACGCTACGTCACTTGCAATTGATCTAACTGCGTATAAGCAGTAGGTTACTATCAGGAAACAAAGGAGAAAACAATGGAACGCAAAGGTTTCATCGGAGGATCTGACTGCGTAAAGATTATGCAGGGAGATTGGTTACAGCTATGGCAAATCAAGACAGGGCTAGTTGAGCCAGAGGATTTGTCGCGCAACGTAGCGGTGCAGATGGGCATACAAACTGAGGACTTTAATTTAAATTGGTTCGCTCATGAGTATGACTTTAATTTACATAACAAGCAGCTAAGTCAGTTGGGTGATATTATGGACATACCTGTTAAGGGTACGTTTGATGCTATGGTTTACACAGACGACTCAATGTATTTGTCAGGTACTTCGATGCAGGAAGCACACATTGTCGAAGCCAAGCACACCAATGCTTACAATACTTTAGATAAAGTAATTGAATACTACATGCCACAGTTGCAGCTATACATACAGCTTGCAGATGCAAAGGGTGCGTATCTATCTGTTATCTTTGGCAATAACAAATGGGAGTCTGCATATGTCAGCCGCAACAAAGAGTATTTCAGTTCTATGTGGGCGGTGGTGTCAGATTTCTGGGGTTACGTTGTTCGCAAACAAGAGCCAGTTGGTAATGACCAGCAAGTACAACTCTCAATTGACCAGATCAAGGTGGACAACATGGTGCGGAGAGACGCAGCCACAGACAACCACTTCGTTGACTTGGCCCATACATACACAACCCTCGAAGCAGATGCCAAAGCATATGAGTCAGCCAAAAAAGAACTCAAGCAAATGGTCGGTGATAACGAACGAGAAGTTTACTGCGATCAACTCACCGTCAAGCGAGATAAACGCGGATCACTCCGCATAACTAGGAGAATATAATGAACGACCTTGCAATCAAAGCGCTCATCAAAGCGCAGCAGAGCATGACCTCTGTAAAAAAAGACAGCATTAATCCTCACTTTAAAAACAAGTACGCCTCGCTTGAGGCAGTGATCGAAGCTACATCAGATGCCTTTCAGACCAATGGCTTTGCTGTGATGCAGCCATGTGGACGCGATGAGCTTGGCGTATTTGTTGAGACTAGGCTCGTCCATGTTACGGGCGGTGTGTTCTCAAGCAAAGTTTATCTAGCTTTAGATAAGCAGAATATGCAGGGCCTTGGCTCGGCAATAACCTATGGTCGTAGATACGGACTGCTAGGCATGGCTTGCCTTGCGACTGAGGACGACGATGGCAACGATGCTAGTAAGCCTTCAAGTAGTGTTCAAATAACGAAAGGCTTGACATCAAAAGATACATCTCAGCCTAACAAGCTTACCGTTGATGGGTTCACTGCATCCACCCAGCCCAGCGAGTGGTAGAGTAAGCATGACAGAGGCGGCATGTTTCTACGAACCGCCTCACTAATTTAATTAAAGGAGCCAGAAGCATGGCAGATACATACGATGATACCAACAGAGGCGCAGCCTTTACTCCATTCCCAACACAACAGTTGATCCTTCAAGGTAAGGTCAATGTTGATGGCGTTGAAAAGAAAGTCTTGCTTGTTAGGGACGAGACTAAAGGTGGCAAGCAGATCATTGAGATGTATGAGAAGCTTGGCGTTTTCTTTGAGAACGATAAGAAAGGTAATGAGTCAGCGCCAGATTACAGTGGCCCAATGGGTGATGGATCTTCAAAGCGTATAGCTGGATGGAAAAAGATGAAGGACAACAAGCCTTATATGTCCTTTCAAATCAGCGACAAGCAAGGTTCCGCCACTACTACATCTGCACCTGTAGATAATACCTTGTCAGATGACACAATCCCGTTCTAAGATAAGGGTGTTCCTCGTTCGAGTCTCCTAGCTCGACGGACTATCTCTCCTGATATCAACTGGGCAGCCTTCGGGCTGTCCTTTTTTAACTAAAGAGGCAACGAATAATGCAACCAGAAAAACTAATCGAACTGGTCAAGGCATCCGAGCATGGTCTAAGCAAAACAGAAGCAGCCGAAAGAACAGACATTCCATACAGGACAGTGCTGGTCTACGCCAAAAAATATAATCTAACCTTTGCTTGCGGAAAGAAGATTGCTCATGCCAGATACAGAGAAACCAAACACCACGAAGACCTACAGCGCCAGCAACTCAAACGCCTTGGCAGCTATGGACCGAAGCTACAGACTCTTGCGGATACTTATAGATCAAGCAAAGAGTCTGGGAAGATACAATCAGGTTCAGCGACTAGAGGAATTAGAGGCCCTACTATTCATAATAGATCAGCGCTCGAAGAAAAGCTAAGAGTCAAACTCTCTCAAGCCGAAACAAAATCTCAAAGAGAAGATGTTATCTACTGGTTCAAATGGTACTGCCATGAGAAAGATTTAATTAAAAGAAAGAAACGCCCACCGTTTCCAAGAATGGAACGTGAAGATTGGGAGCATCGGAACTTTGCAAAGCGTGAGTCTATCGCAAGACGTGGCAGAATACTGGACGCTTTATCTACAAAGCCACAGACAGCAAATCAAATCTCAAGCATCACTGGTTTTGATTTAAGATCAACGTCATTGTTTATGCATAATTTATTTAGAGAAGGTAAGGTGGATCGTAAAACAATCACCGCCCCTAAAGATAAAAAGAATAAAGTTTATTTATATACAGACACAGGAAGTTAAGGGTATCGTGTGGGTGGCAGCTTTAACGTTGGCACATTTGGTAGCGCGTAACCAATAAACAACCAGACCCCGTGGTTTAGACTGTTGAGATTACACCACCCACACAAACTTTATACTACAAGTTCAAAATGAGGGCCATCTATAAATGGCCTTCTACCCTGAGACCTTCGCAAATCAATATAACTATTCATAGCATCTTCCATGTTACCTTCGCTAAACTGTGCGATGTTAGGTACAGACCAAGCAGCACCCCACACTATAGGCACATCAATTTCACGAGCGGCCTCTGACATGGCATCCGCGATCTCGTCATAGAGATTGAGTTCCCATCTGCCACCGTTAACGTAAGCCATTAGATCAACAGCCAAACCGTCAATGTGCTTAGACTTCATGGTCTGGCTTGCGCCCTTGGCAACCAAAACCTTTTGCTCTTCTATGGTACGCATCCCACAAATCACAGAGAAGTCTTGCTTGGTGACACTGATTGCGTATTTAACAACAGCAATCATGCGCTCATCAATACCTTCAAGCTTAGATACACTACCTTTGCCTAGTTTATACGTCATTGTTTTAATCCTTTCATTGTACGAATCCCAAAGCTAGCTGCTATTGAGGCGTACATTGCCCAGCTAAACCAGCTTGGTGCTGCCTGTAGATTAATAAAGCCTTGCTCCATGTATGGCTGAAGGCCAGGAATAAAGCTACCTAACACTATGAATATAAAGCATAAAGTCCAAGCCTCATCCTTCCAAGAATCTTTGCTTGCTTCAATAGCTGACTGCTCCCAGCTTATTTCACCAGTAGCAATCTTCATTTTAGTTTGAGCCTCTGCTTTTTTTACAGCAGTCTTACCGTCTATATAACTAGTAGCTAACCCAGCTACACTATTTATAATGGCTAACATTACTTACCTCCAATCTTAGAAAACCCAAAGAAAGCTCCGACTAATGCAGATACGGATACAAAATACACACCAGCTATAGAAGACAACGATTTAGTAGCCTGTTCTAATCCCAAGAAGGAGCAGAGAACAATAGCCAGAGGATACAGGAGCATGCCTGAGAGGGCAAACCATGTCATTCTGCGCTGTGCGTCCCGCATTGCATCAGCGTCATCTAGCACACGCCTCCTGTCCTCTAAGGCTAGTGTGTCCCATTCAGTTTTGCTTACACTTCCGCTTCCATCTAAGTCAGCGTTTTCAAACTCAGTCATAATGGTTTCTCCAACTCGTCAATCGCACCCCAAGTGCTGTCAATGTCTGCTTGTAAATCATTAAGCTTCTGGTCAATGCCGTTAGTAATTAGCTCTGCTCGTTCGACCTTTGATTTAAGTTCTATTAGTGTTCGCTGCTGCTCTAAGATGTTGGTCATTTGCGTGCTGATTGTAGTCAGTTGTGTGTTTAAGCCAGCAACATTGTTCTGGTTTAATGTCTGCTCTATAGTTTGTATTCGAGAGGTTGCATTGAGAACTTCAATTACAGATTCCTCTAAGCCATTGAAGCGAGAAATTGCATCGTAAGCATAATAAACACCGCCACTAAGCCCAGATATGAAAGGCAAAGCAGCAGCAAGATACCACCCTCTAAAGACAAATCCGCCAGCTTTGATTTCAATGTCATCCATCTAATCACCTGTATAAAGCGTTTGAGCATGGTCATATAAATCCTCCGCGGATGTGTCATTGCCACTGGTGTACTGTGTCCATCCAGTTCCTTCACCCTGAGCGCCCCATGTAATAACGTACTCATTGGTATCAAACTCAAAAGATACAGCGGTATACTCACCTATAGAAATATTATTTGTATTTGCATAAGTATCAATGCTTGATGTTAAAGCAGCATTCTGACTAGCAGCAAAGAAAGCACCTGACAATTGAGCCATACCGCTTACTGCACTTAGCGCTTGGTTATATGTGTCAACGTCAGCTTGCGTTACTTCAATGTTAGATAGCACAGTCTGCAACGCTAATCCCTCTGGTCTAGTGTCAGCAGTAGCAGCCATCTCAGCCACCACAGAGGTAGACATAAGCGCGGCACTTGCATCAGACAGTTCGTCAACGCTCATACCCAACTCAAGCATCGCGCTCTCGTACTCGGCAGTGAATAATTCAGATGCTGTTTCAGCTACAGAGAAATCCATTGCTAATACCAGAGCGACAGAAGTTTGATAGTTATGCAACATGGCGCTTGTAACTAAAGCTTCTGCCAAGCTTTCGTCAGCAACAATCTGGCCTTGGCTTGCAAGATCAGTGGCAGCGTAAGCAAGGACAGCAGCTAACGAAACTTGCTGTTCAATTATCGACGCGGCTGCTTGCAGCCCCTGTACTTCCAGCGTCTGTTGCGCTCTTAGCCCTGAACCTGTCAGACAAAGAAGGGCCGTTATTACTTTTATTAATTTCAACATCAGGTAACTCCTTGATATCCATTCGGAGAAAAACATTCCAAAACGCTAAGTCATTGCTGTAACCTACTACATATATTAATGGATTTCTACGCATGGTTTCATACGCTGGTCTTCCAGTCAGAATACGTCCAGTTGTAATATCATATATAGGGCATGGCGTTGAAGACATAGCCATTGCTTTAAATACAACAGGTGAAGCACACATTACTGACAGTCCAGAAATCTGTAGGCCTAGCCCATGTGGCTGTGGCTGTCCCATTAGCCGCGCATCCTTGCGCCGATTGCATTCAGGATCTTGCTCCATGTTACCAGTTGCAAACCCAAATAGTGAAACCTGAACTCCGCTAGTCTTTGGCATGAGACAACTATCTGTTCCACCCGCGCCCATGACGGTAGGTGCGGAAGCTGTAGTGGCTGGCATAGAGTTTGGACTGCTCCCTGCTCCATTATATGTGTTAGATGTTGAGAAGCTTTCGTTGTTGCTCTCAACATTGCTTCCATTGTTTCCCGTGTTGCTGTTGAAGTCACCCTCAACGCTCCCGTCTTGTGCAAAACATGGAGACATCAGCAAGATTAGGGATACTGCAACGCATCTGACCCGCATTCCACCTCCAAAATGTTTCGGACGTTAGGATTACTGCACATAATAATAAGCCCAGCATCAGCAAAACCCATTGCCGCCAAGGTTTCGGCTGCTTTCCTGTCCTCACAAAACTTCTCCCCCATGCAAATAGAAGGCAGTGAAACCGGAGTGGGCATTCTTATCTCTGCGCAGCCAATTAAAAATACTAAAGGGAATAACCATTTCATTTTATCTTTAAGGCTTCATCTATCATCTTACATCTTCATCAGAACTGCGACTAAGAGCGCAATAATAGACCCAGTAGCAGCGAGCATGATACTTTCCATGCGCTTGACGCGACCAAACAAATCTTTGAATTGTATTTTAACCTCAGTTTTAATTGCGATCACCTCCTTTTCAAGTCCGTCTATGCGCTCATGCGCTGATGCTACTGTTCTTTTGTCCATTAAGATTCAACCTTATCCCAGCTTTCTGTGCCTTCGTTCCAATTGTACATCTTCCCGTCATCAGGCACATCTGTTGGCGCTTCCCAACAGCAGCTAGTGTTGTTCAACGTCCAGCTTGGGTATGGTTGAGGTGCGTAAAAACCATCCCGTGTTGAATCGTATGTACCGCCAATACAAGCGTAGTTTTTACGCAAGGGTGTGCCGCCCCCAGAGTGGACACCATCGTGTGTATTATAAGAAGTCTGCACCCACAATACGCTGTCTTCAAGATTGTCTATAAAGGACTGGTCTGCCACGATTACTTGCGTGACAATCCCGTCAATTACTTTTGCAAAATGTGCCATACTTTACCTCAAGTTAAATATCGTATAATGACAATTCCAGAACCACCAGCGTTAACGCCGTAGCTTGACGTTGCGCATCCCCCAGAACCGCCGCCGGAATTAGCACCGCCGCTGCCTAAGTTAGACCCAGCTCCTGGGAAAAATGCTCCGACTTGCCCTGCATTTATGGCACTTCCACCGCCGGGCGCAGCACCAGAACCATCGTTTTGGCTATAATTACACATATTACCGCCGCCGCCGCCACCGATACCGCCGGGCCCAGATCTAGTATAGTGTCCCGTTCCACCACCGCCGCCAGCCCAATAGTAGTTGTTCCCATCAATATTAACTTGAAGACCCGGTCCGCCGCCAGAGGCATCTCCTGTCAGCGCTAGGCCAATCCCTGCGGCTCCGCCACCGCCACCGCCGGCGTAGTTGCTAGTACCCCGCCCTATTGCTCCAGCGTAGCCTTGACCACTTGTGCCAGACCCTCCACTTGTGCCGCCGCCGCTGGAACCGCCGCCGCCGCCGCTACCGCCATTCATGCCAGCGCCATTATAGCCGCCGCCGCCGCCGCCGCCCTGTGAAGTTATGGCCGTGCCTGTCGTTTGCATGACAGAGCTGCCACCCTTTGCGCCCTGTCCGCCGCTTACTGAGGTACCCGACCCACCAGCCCCAACAGTAATCGAATAACTTGCTGCGTTTAAAGTTACGCGTGACTCCGCGCTGGCTCCACCGCCGCTGTTGGTCCCAACAAGAGAAGATCGAAGACCCCCACCACCAGCGCCAGCACTCCCTGTGTAACTACCGCCACCGCCGCCGCCGCCGCCACCAACAACAAGGTATTCTATGTTTTCAATTGCATTATTTATAACTTGAAAAGTTCCAGAGCTTGTGAATGTGTGTACTGTATAGGAACCAGAAGTTGTTTTTGTACCTCCAGTAGCCTCTGGTCGCGGACCAGTGGTCGCGCTGGTTCCGAAACCTAATACTTGATAACCAAAACTCATGTTATACTCCTACGCATCGTTTGCGGCGTCAGTGGTAAAGAAGAATTTTACACCCAGCAGTCTAGCCGCCCCAGTTTGACCTGACGCACTTGCGTCATTGTTTATCTGGAAGAAACACAAGTCATTTGCAGCGGGTGAACCAGCAATTGTTACTGCGCCACTTTCTGCTGAAACCATTAAGTCATTTGAAGTTCCAGAGTGAGCCAAGGCTGTAGTAGCGACCAGCGTTCCAAACGCTGTGTTTATGGTGTCATCAGAAGAAACGGCAATGCCACCAAGCTGCCAAACCATAGTGCCTGTGTTTGTTCCAGTAACTGTCCAGAACGGTTGGTAGGTTACCGTTCCCTCGTTCCATGACTTTGGAAAAGCAATTGCGAACTGAGCAAAATCATCCGCCGCAGCAGCAAAGTCTAAGACCTTTAGGTCAGGGCGAAGGGCTGTAGTCTCAACCTGTGTTAAAGCAGAGCAACCGTTTGTGGTAGATGGGTACATAGCTGCAGCGGGAACCCAGATAGATTCCTTGCCAGCCTGTTTGAGTGTCCCCACACCGTCCAGTTTATTTATTTCGGTGGCAGTAGCCGTAACTACTACATTCTCGTTGATCTTTGGAGAGGTTAAAGTTTTGTTTGTCAGCGTATCAACAGACACTAATGATACGAGAGTTGAGTTACCACCAGCGGGGAGCATGAGAGTATTATCAATACCCGCCGAATGAGGTTGACCAAATACTTTTTGACCGTGGCTGTTGGCACTACAGTTAAACATAATTGCGCCGCTGTTTGTATTCCCTCGGACTACTACTGTGCCAGTGCCGTTTGGCGCTAAGTCAAGCGTAGCGTTAGACGTTGTAACAATGTCCTTGCCATTCATGTCTAGGTTGCCACCTAGCTGTGGTGTCGTGTCAGAAACTATGTTTGCTAAACCACCACCAGCTTGACCCGTTGGCCCAGTTTGACCAGTGGCACCAGTAGGAATACCTAATGCAAACGTAGCTGTGCCAGCAGAGTTAAGCGCAACTGTAGCAGTAGCAGAACCACCAACAGATACAGTAGAAACTGTAACTGCTGCTCCAACTAAAGCAGTATCAGCTTGTGGGCTACCAGTTGAACTATTAAATCCTAAGAGCTTGCCTTTACGGCTAGCTAAACTTGGAAGAACTAAGCTTGGAGGTATTTCAAAATCAGAAACAGTCATTGTGCGATTAATACGATCACGATTGTCAGCAGCTATAGCGGTAATCGTATCAAGCTGTGTGTTTAATGCGGCTCTATTAATATCAGCGCCAGAAGAAAAGTCAGTAGTGCGCTCTATTACAGTAGCGCGAGTAATAGTAATCTTAGACCCACCAGTTATGCCAGTTAATGCACTGCCAAACGTAACGGTGCCAGTTGATCCGCTTCCACCGCTTACCGCATAGTGAGTGCTAATACTTTTTAACGTATCATCGACATATACCTTAAGGTCAGAGTCCTCAAAGAACTCAAATGAAACAGTAAACGCTTGTTGCGATGAACCAGCGCCTAAAGAGTAAGTAACTCTAGCGGCATTTGCTGAAATATCTATTGTCATTTCTACCCGTCCTCTTTTTTACACTGTCACACAAAATTGCCTTGATAACCAACGTACAAATTGTCTAGTACAAATCAGTACCTCTTAAACCCGCGAAGCGGATTAGGGTCGTCGCCCTCTTTAAGCATATTTTCAAAATCGTTAAATGTACTTTTGGCAAACCAAAGGGCAGTGAATGGAGCGCTGTCAATAAGCTCTGCTACGCCATTACCTACGTTTCCAGTTACGATATCCTTAACACCTGTTGCTATCTCAGCGCCGATACTAACGCCAGCACCACCTAACCCAGAGACAGCATCTATTGCGCTTGGTTCTTGAGGAAATCTAGGCTCAAGAAGACCACCTGTTAAGTTAGGGCCGCCTAAAGCTAGGCTCGTAGACATAGCAGTATAGGCTATGTCTGAATAAAGAGCCGCTGTTCCTGAGTAATCAAAAGATCTTGCAAGCTTATCTTGAAACGACATCTCAACCCAATCAGGTGTTTTGTATTGCAACACCATGTAGCCCAAGCCCATAGATATTGCTGTTCCAAGAAAGCGATCCTTTAATTGACCATGAGCGTGAGCCGCAGCAACCTTATTTACTGACGCAAGGCTGTAGCTGTAGAACTGAAACGGCAATGAAAGCAATCCGTTTTCAATCCTAGAGTAACCTTTAAATTCAGCGTCTTCCCTCATGCCAAATTGCTTTGCGATCCGCATTGGAATGTAAGCAATGCCATCTGTAATGATAGGTTTGTCAGCAGGCGTTCCCATGAGAATAGTATTTAAAACACCAGAGCTAAGTGCGCTACGGAAATCCCTAACAGTCTCCGCGCTTGTCCTTGGTTGTCCCTCTATTTCCCTAACAGTAAGATCATTAATAGCATTTTCATAAGCAGCGTTAGATTTAGCTGTTTTGTTGCTGAAGCCAAGAGATTTAGCTGAGTTGTTAGAGTGCATAATTTCGTGCATTTTAATGAAAGCTACGTAATCATCAGGAGAGTTTATTATTCCATCTTTAATTGGAGTTACGCCTTTTACTCTAGGGTTTTCCCACCCCCGCAAAGGCCACATAACATCTTTAATGTACTCTTCATCAATGTAAATCTTGTCTTGCTTTGCGTTATAAAATGCTGGTCTGTATCTGCCCTCTGGTGTTCCGTCTGCTGCAAAGGATTTAGTGTTGCCAGAAACAACTTCGGCTTTAGTTGCAGGGAATTGAATTGTATCCGTCCAAGCCCCTGTATTGGCCATATACATACCATCGCTAGACTTTTCCCAAGGAGCAGCCGCAATCTTAGTCGCTAGGTCTAAATCTATATTATACCTAAGCAAGTATTCTTGTTCCATTTTGGTGGCTTTACCTTTAGTCCACCTTACTGAGTAATCAATTAAAGTATCTGCACGAACCATTGCATCAAAGTCTTTAAGTAATTTTGTAATCGGGCCAAGACCGTTTAGCAAAAAGAATGGGTTTTTCATTTTGTCAAAAATGTCAGACCTAAATGGGTTATTGTTTAACTCATCAACAAGCCTAGTGTGGACTGAGTTCATTAAGTTATCTAAGCCCTCACCAGAAACCCTTAGCTCTCTACCCGCAAGTTTTAGCTTGTTGTCGTTTAACACGCCAAATAAAGCCTTCATAGTTTTGCCTATGCCATGCTCCATCATGATCTTTGCTGGCTCTGTTAGCGTCATTAGACCAGCAGAGCCTAGAAAATTAAGCGTAGCTAAATCCCTCAAAATTTTAGCTGTTGTTTGATTTGCTGAGTCTGGATCTCTTAGCACTCCACCAACAACTCTTTTGTATAAATGCCTTATGTCTTTTAAAGCCGCATGGCTTTGCTGCATTGTCATGCCAGACTTAATCATTTCATCCATTGCATCGTCTAAAACATCGTCAATAGAGTTACCATTGAATTGCCTTGAAAATTCATAGCGAGGCCCAACGCGAGTTGTGTATGCTCTCATAACTGCTACTGGATTTGTTTGAATGTAATCTAAAATTAACCTGTTCGGTATATCAAGAGATCTGTGTTTAAAATGTTTTGATTTACCCATGCCGTAATAGCCCATTTCTGGGTCAGTAATGTCTTTAAGTCCAAGAATGTTATCAGTCGTCTGGCTTGCCCTTAATCTTAATGACGCATCATCAGTGTTCATTACTGTTTTTTTAACTTTTCCAGCAGTCCTTCTAATTAATATTGGGTTATCTCTAAACCAAGCCATTAATATTTCTTCAAACTCAACTCTGTTTGCTTTTATAGAGTCGATGTCAAAGTAACGTGGCCTAAAGTTTATTTCATTAGGGGCATTTACAGGAGTGCTATCGCCAATATCTTCTAAATTTAACTTAGCCTCATCAAGCTCATCAGATAAGCGTTTAACATTACCTTCTAACTTTGCGATGTAATCAGCGCTTTTAGGGCGTCCGTTGCTGAGTATGTCTTGCGTCTTCTTTATTCTTATTTCCCTACCAGTAATAAACTTTTGAAGAACAGGCTTAGAACCAATCATGCCTTGCTCGTTAAGCCTAGTTTCCCAAGTCTTGTAAAAGTTATTCATCTTATCCATGACTTGAGATTCAATATTGTCAGCAGGCCTCTCACCTCTCATCGACTTCTTGTCAATGTTTTCTAACCATTTCTCAAAGCCAGATATATTTAAAGTATAATCAAACGCACTTGTTACACCTTTACCAGAAGACTCTCCCCATAAAGGCATCAGATCATTCTGAAGAACAGCCCACTCGCCTTCAAATTGTTTTGAGTTCTGGTAAACTGACGAACCTATTTTTTGATTGTTGCGATTCATTGCAAGCAATATTCCAGAGTCATTAACAATTTTTAACGTAGTCATTTTTACTGAGTTTGGTAAAATCTTGCTTTGAAGCACACGTTTCATAGGTGTTGTTACAGCTTTAAAAAGCCATGAGTCAGTAAAAACACTAGACGCAATGCTGCCATCTTTATCTATTGCTTCTCCAGCCGCATTAAGCGCAACTGGTCTTGGTCTAGTAGACTTAATAAAGTTTTTAAATTCTTTAGTAGCGCCTTTATGAACTGCGTTTGTACGGTTTGCTGGTATTGTAAGAAGTCCAGTAAGCGCACCTCCCATTACAAATGAAGCCCCTAAATTAATAGCAACTTCTGTTTTTGTGGCCAATGGATCAGTTGAGTACCTAGCAGCCTCTTGCCCAGCTACTACCGCAGTTACGGAAGCACCACCTTTTAAAAAACGTGTAGCAAACATACCAACTCTAGCAAAAGGAAGCGCAACAAAATTTACTGGATCAAGCAACTCAACTGCAAATTGTGTAATGATTCCAGAGCCACTTAAATCCCTTCTATCTTGTGCGCTTTGGTTAATAGTAGAAACTATGTAGTCAAAATGTTTGTCATTAGTTGCTCTTAAAAGATCTGAGCTATACGCCATTAGCCCCCTAGGCCCATTCTTAATTCTTTTTTCAGCGTCAAAACCATCTTGTGGTTCGCTTGGAAAATTATTTCCTTCGTTTATGCGCCTTAATAATGAACCATACTTGTACCCCATAGAAGCCGATAAAGTTTTACCAATCCCAACCTCAGGGATTATGTCCTCCCTAACGCCTTCTTGAATTATCCTTGAGGCAGTAAAAGCATTTTCCATTTATTAATTTCCTAACTCAGAAGGAGCAAACCTTTGAACAAGTTTAGCCCTATCTTGCTTGGCTACAAAATCAATTAATTTTTGAGCGCTATTGGGATCATTGCGATCATAGCCTTGAGTTGCTTTGAACTCTTCACGAGCTTGTTTTTGTATTTTTGCATTTGCTCTAAGCGCTATCAGCTGATCAATTCTACTCATTTGCTCGTTATCTGCTATTAACGAACCAACTGTTTCTTTGACGCCATAGCTTGCCCAGTAATCTACAGAACCCGCCGTACCTATAGGCACAGGTTTAATTACTGGAGGATTTAATTCTAAGCCAGCAGCTTCAACGGGAAACATAAGCGGTTGTAACTCGTTATTTTCGTCAACGTAAAAAGTCCTGTATCGAAGAACTGCCCCCGTGTCGTCAGGCTCAAGATAAATGTTTCCCTCTTCATTTCCGCTAAGGAATTGGTGGGTAGCTATTGTTTGTTCTGCTCTTTGGTCAGCGTTCTGTGTAAAAACTCTTGCTTGCAACATTCTTAAATCTGGAAACGTAGGGTCTATTGCATTCAGTTCTAATGCAAGATTTTTTACCTCAGTATCAATTACATCAATAAATATACCTCTGACTATAGGATCAGGCATAACTTTTTCAAGTGAATGTCTGGACATATGAATGGAGTCGTTTGGCATTGAGCTATCAACTATATACGGAGACTCTCGGTATTGTTCGCTTATAATTGCTTTTAATCTTTTATCGACCATCCTCTTAGTTGAGCCGTTAGCAGCAAGATATTCAACAAGTGGAGCAAGTTCTGTTGCCATGAGAGGGTTTTGTGTGCCAAAAAAACTAGTGGTATAATCACTGGTGTAGGCTAATGCTGATGGGAAATCACCTAGAACATTAATCAAGTTTAATTTTGCTGAATCTTTTGTCTTTACCGCTATAAGATTACCAATAATGTCTTGAATTGTTTTGCCTTCATTGGCCCCTGTTATTTTAAAAACATCAAACGCATCATCAAGTATTTCTCTGTCGGCTAGAGATATAGAATCACCAAGGAAATTAGCCCCCTGTGATGCTATTTCGGTTAAGCCTTCAGACAATAACTTGTAATAGCTCATTAGATCATTAGCGCCCTCTACTGGTAAACCTTTTGCCATTCGCTCCATGCTTTCAAAAAACGAAGAGGGAGGTGTAATTTTACCAAGTTCAATAACAAGCGCTCGTGTTTCTGCGTCCATGCTATTGAATGTTGCTAAATTTAAACCTTCTTTTTCAAAAACCTTAGTCATAAGGCTTCGGTCTTTTGCTTGAAGAACGTCTCCACCACCTGACAAAAGCGCTTCTATTTCTTGTGCCTCTCTAAATGCCTGCACTTCTACTGCTTGCCTTGCTTTTACTTCAGATAAAGATGCATTCATGTCAGAGGTTAAACCTTTTGTAAGGTCTTTGTCTAAAATAGAATTAGCGTAACCTTGCATTGTTTGGATTAAAAACTTTTGATGCTGTGTTAAATCTTCACCTTCTCCAGCGTCACTAAAATAACTTACAATTTGATTGGCCTGTGTTGAGCTTGGATTTGTTCCCAATATTTTTAGAAAAATGTTTTTAGCCCCAGCCAGCCTAAGCGCTTCCATTGCTGATGTTGCAACTTCTTGAGTTATCCCAGCTGTATTATAGATTTCATTTTGTTTAATAATAAAAATGCCAGCAGCAGACTCAACACTTGGGCCAAAATTAGTTCCAATTAAATCCATATTACCTACTGTAAAAGCAGCATTGTTTGCGGCATTAATTTCACGTTGCTTATTCAGTGAGTCAATAGCTTTTGCGCCACCTTGTCTGTAGCTTTTTGTTGCGGCTTCAGCTTTTGACCATATGGTAGAATCGCCACTTTTAGGATAAAGCTTTTCAAGAGCAATGAGAACTCCCAACACCTCTGCGCTTTCTGCGGTTGGCGATATATTAGGATCTCTTGCTGCAATAGCTAAAAGCTGTTGATCCGCTTGGGCAGAGGTTAAGCCCACTAGCATTCTATCAATGCTTCCATCTACCGTTGCAACAACAGACTCATCAATATTGTCACCTATTGTTTTAGCAAGTTCAGAAAGACCTCTTGAATTTGCTATGTCCCTTTCAATTACTTGCTGTTCAATGTCTGCATAGAGACCAGTAACTAATTTGACGCCATCTCTTGACTCAAAGGCATCTGTGTTAAATTGGCTCATTTCTTCGTTTGTGTATTCGGTCTTTGTTGCGTCAGCTAAATCACCAATCTCAAGTATCGTTTTAAGGCTAGCTATAGTTTCTGCCCTAACGGTTCCCGATGGGTCTGACGTAATTAAATCTTCAAGTTCTGAAATTAATTTAAGTGTTGCTTTATCGGCAACCTCTCCACCAAGTCCGTCAAGCTCAGATGAATCTCCTGTACTATAATATGAAATAATTTCTTTAATTTGATCCGGACGAAATCTTTTACTTGTTTTTTGGTTTTCAAATAAAATGGCCTTAGCAGTAGTTGATCTTATTAAGAGCGCTCTGTCTAAAAAACTTTGACCTAATGCAGCATTTGCTGGATTTAAATCTGTATCAAGAAATGCATTTCTTGCCCGATCGTCAAATGTTTCTGCTCTTCTATTATGATGTCTAGCAGCAGAACTTAAGTTTCCATTAAAGCCAGTACGAATGCTTTGTCGTATACTCAATTCACTAGTAATACGATCTCGTGATAAATTCCAAGTTTGTTTTGCTTGATCGTTTAAAAGTTCATTTCTTTCTTCTTGCTCTCTTATGTTTGATAGCACTGCTATAGGTCTTAGATGCTCTGTTGCAAAGTCTGCAACATTTTCTAAGGCTGTAAAATCGTTTCCAAAATCAGTAATGTAAGTTTTTAAATACTTAAACTCTAAAGGAAGAAGATCTGGATTAGCGTTGTCAAACGCAGCCTCAATCTCAGTTAAATCTTCTGTGCTTGTATCTTCGGTTATGCCCCTAAGTATTCCTTTTGTTTTGCTAACCATTAATGCAGTTCTTGCTTTAGCGATAGCGCTCTTAGGCAAAAGGTCAGCGTTTACAGCGTCAATAACTCCCTGAATAGCGCCCTCTCCAAAGATTTCTGCTTGTTCTGGATTGGACGCATGTAAAGATTCAACAGCTTGATTGGCGTCAGTAAACGACTTTTGAGTAAATTCTATTAACTCTGTTCTTTCGCGTTCACTTTGCAGCAAAGCAAGCTTTTGAGTTGTAAGGTCACGGTAGGTCATACCCGTATCTTGAATGTAAGATTTATAGCCTGCCCCGTCTGCGGCCTCAACCATTGACTCAACGTAATCGCTCATGCTCTTGTGGTATAAGGATGCACCGTTGCGGTTGTATTTATATTTGCCAGAAAGCTCGTCGCCCTTAAGCTGTATCTCATTTTGTATTGACGTTTCAAATCTGTTTCTAGCAACCCTATCATAAGCATCGGATGCAATAGAGCCAAAACCTTTTGGCGGAACAAGTGGTTGAGGCAAGCCAGTTTCTGGATCAATTACTATTGCACTGTAACCAGCGTCCGTTCCGATATCTTCAGCCCTTCTAGCCATAGCCTCATATTGTATTTGGCCTACTGCACTTAGAGCTTCTGAGATTGATTCGTTTACTATGCTAGTATTGGCCGACCTTGTTACGCCAACAGGGCCGATACGGAAATTACGTTGCTCTCTAATTACGGCCATTACCTTCCGCCTCCGCTTGCTGCTGTCTTCATCATATCGTTTAAGCCAGAAGCTACTGATATAAATGCTCTATACCTTGAGGCAACTAATGAGGCTTGCCCTTCGGCCCTTACTGCAAATATTTGTTGGTTGTATTTTAAAGACTCCGCTCTGCCCATTATATCTGATCGGGCAGTGTCGTTAGTAGCAACATCCCTTTGCCTGTTAAGAAAAGCAGATACACTTTTAGTGCCTCTTCCAGGGGTTCTAAAGTCTCCAAGATCTCTTCCAGTAGCAGCAAACGCCGCAATGTTAGACGACAAATTAGATTTATATTGTTCAAGTCTATCGTTGTGACGTTGCTGAGACTCAACCTCACTCATTTTCTTTTCAGTGCCGAGTTTGTATGAGTTAAGATTAGCTACATTTTTAGCTCGTTTTCCCTCGTCAAGCTGGCTCTTTGCTTGCAGCGTCATTGTAAGTAATTGAAGGAACATTATATAATTAACTCCGCTATCAATCCATTTACCTGCAATGGCAATGGATCGGTTTGTTCAATAGTAATCTGTGGGTCACGACTGTATCCAAGAACTCTAACTTCTTTTTTACCGTTAAAACCTGATAGGCTTGAGAAGGTACGTCCGTTTACCTTTAAGGATCGAGCATTCTTTAAATCTAAAATAACACTACTAACTCCACGGACGTTTCCAGTTTGTGGGCCAGACGCTGCGTTAACATCAATTGGGTTGGTAACTATTTTAGCTGTAAACTTTTTGCCTACATAGGCGTGTGTAAAGCCGTGACCTGCGTATGCTGTCAGGTCTACCTTGTTTGCGCTGTTTACTGTAAACGAACCAAGGTGCGACTCAACTGTTCCATTAGTAACAACTACATCCACAACCTGTGTGTTTGTATATAAATCGCTTACATCCACAAGATTGTTACTAACAGCCTTAAAGAGATACATATCCAAACCAACGTCACCAGAAAATTCGCACAGTTGAAGCTTGTTGTACTCATCATATACATTAACAAAAAGTCTATTGCGTAACGCGACTACACCTGCAAACCTACCTTTGGTTGTAACTCTAGTCCATGAAGCTCTTTTCTCTGCACGGTTAGATGAGAAGATTGCGGCTTCGCCCCCGACCCTAACAAAAAACGCATAAGAGTCTGGTAGCTCAAAGCCGCCGTGTACAACGGCCATAGAGGCGGGGTTGTCAATTAGGTGCGATGATAGCGTAGAAACCGAAGTGGCCGTGTAGGCGTCCTCTGTGTCGGTGTAGAGGTATTCTCTGATAGACTTACCCCCGTGCTGCACAAAGATAGTTGCTCCATCAATTGACACAGGCTCAACAAACTCAGCGCCAAACGGCGTTTGCTTTCTGATCTGGGCGTTAGTCGGCGTGATTGCTTGGTTTAAGTAAGTAGGAACGTACAGTTCGTTTGACGCTGTAAAGACTTGTAGGTCTCTGTTTGACACAAGGTATCTAATTTCATTCACTTCGCCTGTTGCGGCAGTGAGAAAGATTGCGTCTATGTCGTCTGCTGCTCCTACATCAAAGTTAAAGAACTGTCCAATTTTGCTCATCCAAAGTGTGTCTGGCTCTGCTAGTGTTCCACCAAAGACAAGCCTGTTTTCATGAAAAGTAATAGCGGCAGGGTATCCACGTTTAGCTGAGTATGACTGCTCTGACCAACCTCTTGTCGGCGCGTGAGTTCCTATTTTAACATTACCACCGCCATCTATTGCAGAGCTAGCATCGCCACCAGCCGTATAGGTATATGTGTTGTCGTCTATAATAGTGCTAGATATTGTTCTTGCGCCGTTTATATTTGATGTATTAATCCCGCCAATAGCTGTAGCGCCTACAATTGTAATTGCTTCACCGCCAGCAAAGCCATGAGCAATATGAGTAACTTCGACTAATGCTGAACCAGCAGTTGTTCGCAACGGGTCAATTACCGCTAGCCTAACCTCTAGTGGGCTTACTATATTACCTGTAGCTTGTGTCGCAGATTGAACGCTAACTATTTCTATATCTGATTCGTGATACCTAATTGTAACTCCAACATGCTTAGAAGATGTATAGTTACCATTAGTAGCACTGCCTGTAAGATCCCAATAAGCAACGCTTGTTGTTAAAGTTGCGCCATCGCCTGATACTTTGCTGGGGTCTAAGGTTACAGCTTGGTTCTGAAAAGAATTATATGGTTGATATATTTGCTTGCCATCAGCGCGTGAGTCAAAAGTAAACGTGCTTACGTCAAAGTTTGTTAAACTTGTCCTAGTAATTACTCTTGGTGCAAACAGAGGGTGGCATACAAAAAGAACGTCCCCATATTGGGCTGTTGTTATTTGAGAAAGATAGTCTTGGTCAAAAGGTAAGGCAGCATTACTAGTATCTGCCGTTACCGTATCAACTAATGATGTCGTAGTAGAGTTGACTAGCCTAAAAAACCTAAGCTTTTGATGCTCTATAGAAACAACATACTGCTCGTTGTCGTCATATATAAAGTGAGTTAAGTGAGACTTGTTAGGATTAGAGGCGTCATAAGTTAAGTTGTACGAAGCCGCATACCTAAGCCCAAATCGTTTCTTTACAGAACCCTCGGCCATGACCAAGAAGTTTTCAACACGTTGTGCTGAACCTGCATAGATAGCAGTATCAGTACGCATGATAAGTGAATCACTTACTTCACCGTACTGAAAACTATTCATTGGGATTCTTATCTTTTGCACTAGCTTCGCCTTTCGCCAATAAACCTTGAGGTATTTAGCTTACGAGTTGTCTGCGTTTGCGAGTGCAGCCTGCGAGATTGAGCCATTTGGAACGCAGCTTTTTGCTCCATTAGGTTAGCAAGTTGTTGGTCACGCGCTACTGAGACAGCTAAAACACCAGCCATCATATATTCAACAGCAGTTTTAAAGTAAGGAGGCCAATCTGTTTCGTTAGCTCTGTATACATAGTCAGCGATAACTACATCTGAAGACGAAGAATTACAGAATACTTTAGATCCGTATGTATCATAGGTTAAAGCAAACCCGTTTACCGTAACTGCTGATAGCATAATAGACTCAGATGGTATTTGGTATGCCGCTTCCCAGCGTCCAGTTGGCGATTCCGCCAATCGGTTTAACACTGCTTGGTCTGTAGAAAATTTCCAACGGGTGTTTGTCAAAGCTGACCTAGCCATGTCTTCGTACATTGCGTCACAAACTATTGCTTCCGCAGTGCCATCATCGAAAGATTGGATTACATCACCACCAATAAGAATAGAGGCGCGAGAACAAATCTTGATGGGTGTGTTTGCTACATCTGGCATTTTAAGGTCGGGGGGCCGAAACCCCCCGCTCTATTTAATCGCCATCAGTATTAGTAACGACAACGCCGTTAGTAATATCAACAGTCGAACCATTGTTTGCATTAACATAAGCATGAGTAATAACAGGCGTTCCGCCAGTAGATGTTACAGTCATGATTACATCGTTGAGATTCAACATGCCTGCGGCAGCGTTGAAATACCCAGCAGTATTTGCGTCAGCAATGCTGTCTGCACTGGTGTAATACCAAAATGCTTGACCAGAACCACCGCCAATACGGATGAGGCTAGATGCTGTATAAGCCATTATTCAGTCTCCTTAGTTGTTGTCTAAGACTTCATAAACACCATCATCGTCAATAACGATAGCGCCCATGGACATCATAGAGGTTGCGAGGTGTGAGACTTTTTCTGCCACATAGTTAACTTCAGTCGACACATCGGAGTTAATGCCAAGGCCAACTGCGGATGTGTGGTATGCAAAGTTTTTACCACCAGCTACAGCAGACGTTGAGAAGATCTTGAAGCCCAAGAACTCTTTCATTGTCATGCCGCCAGCAAACGGAAGGTTCTGTGGACCAACGAAGTCCGAAGAAGCAAACTCAGTAATTGCAAACAAGTCAGCAAAGCCAGCAGGTGACATAGCAAGATAGCGCTGTCCGTCTTCTGGAATATCGCCTAAACCAAATGTTTGGAACAATGAAAGTAAATCAGCTTTTTCAAGAGCAGAACTTGCGTCATGGATTTGAGTGCTGTTAGCACCAGCGTCCATAGCAGTAATGAGTATCTCATCAGTCTTGCGACCTAAAGCTCCAGCAGCAGATTGTGCAACAGCTTGACGTTCATTGATGTTAGTTTTCAATTCATCAAGTTTGTCGATATACTCTGGTGCATAGAAGTCAGCCATGGTTGCTTCCACGTTAGTGTGAGCAAGTTCCATTGGTGTTACGTTACCGTTGCGGGATTTAGTAGTAGCAACGCCTTTTCCAATTACTTGGAAACGAGCAACTGAAGCAGATACATTTGTAGAACGTACTGTGTTACGGAGCTTAGACCCCATACGTTGATACGCTAAATGTACTTCTGTTTCAAACTGCTTGATAAAGGCTTGGTCAATAGTATTAGCCATTTTTTCAGTCCTATTATGAAGTTACAGTGTCAACGGGTGTCCGCTCTTTCACGTCAGCAAGGGTATCCTTTCGGGCCTTTCAGTGCATTACGGGCCGTAGTGATTCATTGTAAACAAGTTTTTTGGTTGGATTGCAACGCACAAACTCAACGTACTTGTAAGAGTTACGCTCAGTTACCCCAACAGCTTCAAAGCCAAGCCAAGAAGCCCAGTTTAAAATAGGCTCGTACTCAGCCAAAACACTCATGGTAATTATTTCTTCGGCTTGATCGAAGAAGTTTACTAAAAGCTTAGAGCCACGAGCTAGCGCATGAAAGTTTTGCTTTAAACCCTCAGAAAACATAGCAAACATTTGTGCGTCTTTAGTCCCATCGTACCAAAGTCCGCCAACCATTAGAAAGTTTTCGTCATTGCGCCTAGTAATGTAACACTCTGATGATTCGTGCATTTCATAAAGCGCTTCTTTTACATTGGTGTGGCCTATAAGGATTAGCTCTCGCTTATTCTCTGAGCTTAGGTTTTCTGCCACCTCGTCTATGTGACCAAGCGTAAACGGGGTGAGATAGTAATCACCCCGCGTTAGTATTTTAACCTCGGTAGATCTGTTTGAAACCTTCTTCGACCTGTCGAACGAAGCTAGGATCTCTGTCTCTTGGGTTGTGGTATCTTGGGTCATTCATCATCTCCACTAGTTTAGCCTCAGATAATCCAGCAGAAGATTGTGTGCTGCCAGAAAACGATCCATCTTTAAGGGCTTCCTGTATAGCCTCTAGGGCTATGATGCCTTCATGACTTTCGCACATGCGTTCAATTGCTGGCAAAGAATTTTCTGGAAAGAACTTCGTAGCAAACATAGACGCCGCTTCGATACGAGCATTAGCGTTTTCACCAAGCTGTGCAGCCTCGGCTTCTAGGTCAGGCCCATTACCCCCCATAGACTCGCCGTACATTTCGATGCCCTTCTCAAACTCCTCTTGAGAAAAGCCATTTTCAAACGAATGCTCTGACCACCACTTTAATAGGTCGTTATCCACTGATGCTTCTTGGTCAACGGTGTCTGGAAGTTGATAGTCACCAGCAGTTTCTGGACGGTTTCCAATTGCTTCTGCCTGCAACTCCTCCATAAACTTAGCTTTAATGTCTTCATCCTTAGTGCCAAGCTTAGACTCAAGCTCCTTGTATGCTTTGGCTAGGTCTTCACCGCTGCTATATTTCTCAGGAAGCCAATCAGGCTTCTCGTCAACTGGTGACGCTACGTCAAAACCTTGTGACGCTACGTCACTTACTGGTTCGGCCTCAACTGTAGGCTCGATAAGTGATTCACTCATTTGTTTTTGCTCCGATGTGCGTGTGCAATACGTTGTTCGATAAGGCCAACAACATAGCGCTGACCCTCCAAGTGCCGTAATTCTTCTGTTGTAACATTAGGCCCATTAACCATTTCAATAGTAATTGAGCGAAGATACTTCAACACTGCTTGACCAGTAGGGGTCTGATATATTTGAGCAATGTTTTTACTTATCTGGGTATCAGCCGCTTTATCACGCTGATACCCGTCAATTCCGATGTTTATCTTGTTAGCCAATAGGGGCCTCTTGTTGTTGCTGCGGTTGCTGCATCTGTTGTTCAGCCATTTGCTGCGCTAGTGCAGCTATTTGCTTACGCTGATCCTCATCACGAATCAAGCTTTCAGGTACACCAAACTTTTTAGCTAAATGTATGGCGGTTTTTTCACCATCTACCAGCAATTGCAACATTTCTGGGCCAAACACCCCACCAATTAGTTCCAAGAATCTAGCAACTGTAGAAATATCTTGGTTCGACTGCGCTTGTGCAAGCGGAGAAACGGAACGAATCTTAACTTCACGACCATTTATGGTAGGAACTTCAATGCGTCCCTGCTTTTTAAGTATGTAAACCACACGCTGTAGCAGAGGTTGCACCAACTCTGCCTGCAATCTACCAAAAGCAGAACCCATACGGCGGGAAAGATCAGCCATACGTTCCGCAACTTCTGTTGCAGTGGCTGGTGTTTTGTTAGGATCGCCAAGCATATCATTATATAGCGCACGTTTAATGTTTAAACGCATGTCGCTAAGAACTAGCTGGGCAACATCAAAGTTACCTGCTGCTTGTATTGGCTGCAATCCAGCAGAACCCATAGCTTTAGGTATGATAGATCCTGGAACGAGTTGTATAGTATCTACGTTCATGACACCATCATCGTCAATTTGATAGACGCCAGATATAGCCATTTGAGCGTTTTCTAGGATAAGCTCAATGGTTAAGTTTGTTGTTTTAATAGAAGATAGCGCGTTAACTAGTGGGCCACGACCATAGACTTCGCCAGCGCACTTCGCCCAGCGGAAGCATATGAATGGATTAGAGCCAGATCCACTTATCTGCTTGGAATAAAGCAGGGTTTTTGTGTCCATACATATACCATAGTGGAAGTAAGCTTCTTCATTCTTCTTAGAATAGTCCTTGCACACTAGTTCAAGCACAGTTGTCTCTAAATCCCTGCCCATTTTAGCCATAACTTTAGGGTCAAAGGTGGCTTTTGGATACAATTGAGACAACTGATCGAACTGAATATTCTTACGCTCACGGTAAACGTGGTCAATCTTGTCGTCTGGGCCTGTGTCCAACACAACATGCGGCAAAGGAATGGCGCTAAAGTTAATAGGATTAAGGGCATCTCCCTCTTCTACGCACAAAACACCAGTTCCAACTGCAAGATCCATAAAGGATTCATGCACTTCTTGGCTAAAGTTAGAGTTCTGTATAACCTCAAAGACGTAATCAGTTACATCATCAAGTTCATTATCAATAGCTTCACGTTCTTCTTTAGGAACTTCGCTACCTGACATAAGGTCGGCCCATCGTGCAAAGTTGGGAACAATGCCTGATTGCAAGCGGCTAGCAAACTCTTGCACACCGACTACAGCAGTCTCGTCAAAGATTTTATCATCACGCCGTTGGCCTGCATCTTCTGTGTAGAAGGACTCACGTTGAGGCAGCGCATACTCATAACACTCTTCAAACAATGGAACCCACCGTTCACGAAATGATTTAGCTTTTTGATACTTTTGTAAATACTGCTTTGCAATCTGATCCATTAGTCAAACCTACCCAAGAATCCTTGACCGCCAGTGCTAAATAAAGACTTTCGGCCACTTCCACCACGCATGTTTTTGTTAGTATCGCGTGAGCTAATCGCTTCACTTATGTCGTCACGCTTTTGATTGGCTCGGCGGGACGCTTCGTCTGCCCCTACAACATCTGCCTCAACTCTTGCTTCGGCTGCGGCTTCATTTTCTTTTGATGGGATGGGTGCAGCGGGTGCTGATGATCCAAAACACATGATAATTCTCCTTATGTTATCTCTCGTAAGCACAAAACGGGATAAATCTCAATGCACAAACTATAGCCTAGCCCACAATCCCTGCCTTTTGCGCTGGTTGGGCTTGCGATTAAACACATCAAAGTCCCTTTTTGCAATGCTAGCAACTGCTGGTTTCTGATTATTCATCAAAGCGCGGCCTTCACCAGCGCCAAGAAACAAGTATTGTGCTGCGTCATGTACGTGAGAAAACATATTCTTATCAGGCTTATCGTCAAAGCGCTCACCTGAAACTTGCATTCTCTTATATGCGTAGCCTCCCTCAAATCCCTTAATGAGTTGAGTGCATCGCCTGTCAATTAATAATGCTGGCTTACCTTCTATCATCTTGGTTAGCTGGGAGGAGACAGCCTCAAGTCGAAGGTCAACAGAGTTGGAAGGCGCGGGGAACGCTCTCAAGCCAGCTCCGCGCATGATGTGAAAGGGAGTAGACTCATCAGTTTGCGCGCGGAAATCTCCTGAAGGATCGCCATATATTATGACTTCACCCGCAGCGGCAAACCTTGTTGCCAATTCTTGTCGTAAAACCTCTGAGAATCTAACGATGCCCATGTCAATTGCTACAATTTCTGCTTGTAAAAACCACCTGCCACGGACTTTTTGCCCAATAACAGCGGCGGGAGTAAGCCCAAAGTCCACTCCAACGTACAAAGGGACGTTAGCGGCTACTGGTATTTCCTCTTTTGCAACGTGAACTTCTGCGGCGAACATAGGATACACAGGTTTTCCTTCTTGGATATGGCCAAGTCTATTCATAACATAGACATCAATCCATGATTTGGTCTTACCCTGCACTAGATTTGGGTAGTAACTCTTCATCATGTTCTTTTGATTCTCCGCTCCCTTGCTGGGAACGTATCCTTCTATCTCACCTTGCTCGTCTTTTGTCTCAACCATGCCAGAGGGCTGGGTATAGAAACTCCAATTAGTCGGCTTGACCAACATCTTAGCTTGCTCACGCGGTATATGATCTGGGATTGGAACCTCACCAGACATAATCGGCCACCAGTGATCCTCTTCGGGAGCGTTGGTATCGGCAATAACGCCAGTCCAAGAAGGGCCACCATCACGCATAGAAGGGTAACGGCCAACGCGCATCGTACAGGCATCAATAATGCTCTTAGGAATCTCCCTAGCCTCATTAATCCAGATACCAGTAAGCTCCAAGGAGAGTAATTTTTTAACATCTTCTGGCCTATCTAGGGCAAGGAATAGAACCTCTAGTTCTACGTCACCTTTTTTAATATTGTGAGTGTAGGGAACAGACCAAGTAAACTTCCCCCAATCAGCTTCGGGAAACCAATCCAACCAAGTCTTAATGGTTGTTGTTCTTAGCTGTGGGTTGGTGTTTCGTATAATAGCCCAACGGCTTTTACGCTTTCCATCGGGTGATTTCTCTTGTTCAAGAGCGCGGCGGAATACTTCGACACAGCAAGCAACAGATTTGCCTGAGCCTACGGGGCCTCTTATTCCACGAAAAAATGTTTGATCCTTCATGAAGTCCTTAATGGTAGCCCCATCAGGCTTATACTTAAAATCTGGCATTACTTCTTAGCTTTTTCAATTCTCTTTGCAACAATGTGCGCTTTT